TGATCTGTTATAATAGAACCAACTGACCAACCTGTTTTGGTTGATGTTTTTGATTGTGTACCTTCGTAACTAATTGTTTTGAAATTTTTAATTACTGATGGCTCTTGATTAAATATTAATTGTAATCCGGAACTTTTAAATGAAGCATCGTGAAATTTATTTCTTGAAGCAGATGGATGATAATGTTCATATAAATTACCATTATTAAAACTATAAAATTTACCATTTATAGATAATGCTGGCTTTATAACATAAGTTAATCTTGAAACCCAACCATCAACATCTTCTTTAAATGAAAGACTCTCCGCTTCATTTACATTTGTATTGTCAAAAGATATAATATATTGATCAGAATATTGATCATACGCTCCAACTATTTTTAATAATTGATTATTTATTTTATCTCTAAAATAAGTTTTCATACCTTTACTAGATATGATAGTTAATCCATCTCTTGATAATCTTAATACAGCATTTCTAGATTTATCTGAAAAATATATTCTATTACCATTAGTTGCAAATGACTCAGGGTCTTTTGAAATACCAAACTCACCTGAATAAGGAACTGCTTGGCCAAGAACATTATTAGTTGAAACTAAATTAACATTTCCATCAGCATTAAATAGAGCATCTTTATTAGCTAATATTCTTAATACTTTATCTTCACAAAAAGCAATTAAATCGGTATCCCTAGCGTGTAATTTCTGTATACTACCGTATTCTGGGTTTAAATCTTTTGTAATTTTTTCACCTGTATTAAACTGATTTAAATCATTTACACCATTTCTTGAATTATATAAACCTGAATATATTAAACCTGATTTATTAGTTTTTTGTTTAAACGGTGTATTAATAGTAGTCGATACACGAACTTGTGTACTTATAAAAGGTTTATTAAAATCATCTTTTATTCTGTTTGATTCTACACCATCACTAAAATCAAAAGCATTATACCAATTTAATGATTGTAAAGTGGTATAATTAGCTATAGGGATTGAATCACTTATTTCATAATATATATCTAATACATTATCATCTGGAACTGTTTCAAATATAGCTGGACCAGAACCTGATCCGCTAGGTGCTTGTACCGATGCATAACATATAAAAAATGTATCAGGATAATCTGTATTTACATTTTTAAAATATATTTGACTTACAGACCCCGTACTATCAGAAAAAGGGTATGATATACTCGTGCCACCCGCACTTGTTGCAGAAGCCCAATCGCTTGTTTGTGTATTATCACACGTTGTTTGCTGATTAAATGTATGGCTTGCTCCTGCAAAATCATTTGTTATATTATAATTAACAGATACTTGGTCTTCAACTTCAATTATTTTACCATCTTTAAAATAATATCTATATCTTTTATTTTCATATTGGCTGTCTTGCACTGCATATTGCCCTAAAAATAATGCACTAGGTGGCACTACATATTCAGGTCCTATCCAATTAGAACTACTACTATTTATTTCTGAATTACCAGTAATACCACCTTGTGAAATAGTTTCACTTGTAAGATTACTATCTTTTTTTACTTTAATAAAAAATCTAGCATCTGTAGAGTCAGATGTAGAAATTGTTGTAGGAACACTTTCAGATATATCAAGTATTTTATATTTTGATATAGTTGATACTAATCCACCATTTGCGGCTTTCTTTAAAACAATAGTATCATTTTCTTGTACTTTATTTATTTCATAACTAGGTACTGAAATCCATGCATGCGATGTATTTTGATTATCATCATATACATTTTCTGCTATAAAATTATAATATTCCGCTGCAGAATCTTTTATATATAATTTAAATTTATCAATTCTACTATCAGTTGGAGCAGAACCAGATAATTTTACATTTAATTTAACAGGATCATCTCCTGTAAAATTTCTTTTAATTAAACCTGTTTCATTACTAATAACAGGTGTTTGTCTTCCATATTCATCTTCAAAAGCAACACCTAATTGATATGTTCTACCAGATTTAATTGTTCTTCTAGCTGTATTATTTGTGCCCGATATAGCTGTTCTTGTAACAAATTCTGTTGCAGAAGCTGAAGTGTCAAATGTAGGTTGATAATTTGAAATATTAATACCATCTTCATAATTTCCAAATACAAGTCTATTTCCAATAATATCTAATGCTTTAGCTTTATAAGGAACATTGTCATATTGTCTAATTAATTGGTTTTCTGGTAAAACTGAATAAACACTTTCTTTTGTTATGTTTTTTGAGATAGATGATGATACATCTGTTATTGTTTCATAAATATATACATTTGCATTATTTGCTTCTTTATATAATATATCAATAGATTCCAAATTAGATGGATAAGTACTTTGATTTATAGTTAAAGTAATATCAGATATATTATTTAACATTCTATCATTATATCCTTCGTCTAAATCATACCCAGCGTTTAAATCAGGATCAAATATAGGATCTGTAAATGGTGATATAACAGAATATTGTCCATTTGTAAATTTCCATCTATAGGCAAATCTTACAATTTTATCTTCAAATAATGGTTTTTCAGGGAATGTTCCATTATTATTTATTGTAATTCCTGGAGCAGATATAGGTTTTTTCTTTATAACAGTTATATCAGATTCTGTAATATCAACACCTGTCGCTCTTTCCGTTGTTTGTAAATAATCAGAACTTGTATATGTATTATATGTTATAAAGTTATCAATATCTATTATTTTAGGTTCTGATGCGTTATCAGTCCATATAATATTTCTATCTAATATTGCAATACCAGTTATTTCGTAATTTGGAAAATTTAAAATAGCGCCTGTCAAATCTATTACAAGCGGCTTTGAAACATCTGTAATAGTATTATGTTCTATAATACCTTGTTTAGTAGAGCCTTTTACAAACCAATAAATTTTATCATTTTCCTCATCAGGTAATTTTCCAACACATATTGCGTTAGCACCAAATTTAGTAGAATCAGATAAATCTGTTAATAATTTTGTACCTTTTATATTTTGAACAGTACCAGATTCTGATTCATTTGTAGATGAAACTTGAATATTCTGAGCATCTGTATACTCGCCATCAGGAATTAATCTCTCATCGAGGTCCTTATTCATCTTTCCACGAAGGAAAACCTTTTTTATTTCTGGCATTTAATTAATGTTTAATCTGCTTAGACTTGCCTCTCATTGTTTGAGTAAGCTCTTTTAATTTAAGGTTGGATAATCTTAGTTTAGCATTACGCATTGCTGCTCTTCTATCTCTTCTAAATCTATTTACTATGTATTCTGGTATATTTGCTTTAGATGATAAAATAGCATGCGCTATGTATTTATATATTGCTTCTTCTGCAAGTTTATGTATTTGCATTTCATTGTCAGTACCAAGACCATCAGATATATATCTTAATGTTATAATTTTACCAGCCATATTACTGCTAAAACCAAACTGACCATTTGCTTCGTCAATTATAAATACACCGTTTAATTGTGTAGTTTCTGGATCAATACCAAATCTTTTGCCTTCACCAATCATTGCATTCCTATCATTATCTGAATAGAAATAATCATCATTTAAATCAGTATTTGGTACATTTTTAAATCTTTCTGAAGTAATTGAAGTTGATGTTAATATAGACTCATCATTATCATATAGATATTCAGCTGTATCATCTTGTAATATTGGCTGAGATGGTCTGGATGTTATTTGTGTTGGATAAATAACTCTTTCAAGTCCATCACCATCAATCCAAGATAATTGTACATAATTTACATAATCTTGTGGCATTGGTATTGTAAGAGATGTTCCAACTTCAACTTCTTGTATTTTTTCAATTCTTGATATATCATAACTAAATTCTTGTATTGCTCTTTTAGCATGAAATAATACATCAAGTTTTCTAGCTCCACTTATAATTTTATCATCACCTACATATGATACCATAAAGTTATTTATAATATCATTTAAAGCAATATATCTATAAGAGCCATGTTTTACATTTTTAAGCTTAATCTGTATAGCTGTTCCATTTGCTGGTGCTGATGTAAAAGTTACAACACCTGTACTTGAGTTATAAGTATATTGATCATCATCAATTTCATTACCTGCTTGATATACTATAAATTCACTCTCTGCAGATGGTAATGGGTCAAATGTAACAGTAAAATTAACTGTAGAACCATCACCAGTAAAATTATTTGCTACTGTGTAGTATTCTTTAGCTGTTTGTGTTATTAGTCCCATTTATTAAGATTTTTCTTGTGTTATTTTTTTAGTTTCTTTTGCATCTGCAAGTTGAGCTATACTAGGATCTTTTATACTTAATCCTGCGTATAATAATATTTTTATAACTAAATTAGACTCTTCAGATTCATGCAATTCAAAATCTGTTGAACTACTAGCGTTATATAAAGCATTTCCTGCTACTGATTGGTATGCCCAATTTACAGCATTAGGTTTTCTAATATATGTTGCAGATATATTAGAAGTTATACTAGTAGGATATACTAAAATGCCCCAAGCACCTGCAGCATTATCAATATTTTGTATATATACAGGATTATTAGTTGTAGGAGCTGTTAATTTAGATAATTGATATTCCAATAAATTTTTCTTATCAATTTCTTCTACAGGTGTAGTATCATTGTATATTACAGTTCCTATTTTATGTAGATCTGATGGTAAAGTAAATTTATCTGTACTATAAGTTAATGTTCCAGACTTTTTAAATTTACTTAATTTTTCATTTATTAATTTTGGTAAATCAGCATATTCGGTATCATTCTTTGGTAATCTATTATATTGATTTAAGTCAAAGAAATATTGCTCAAATATTTCAAGCTGTGCTTGATTTGCAAATAAGTTAAATTCCTGTGGTGTTACATAACCACGATTTTCTTTATTTAGAATAGCTAATACCCTTTGGTAAACTGTATCTATGCTAACTGCCATATCTTTTATTTATTATAGTAACAGCCACGATTACAGTGGCCATCACTATAATCTGACTTTTACTTTAGTCTTTTTTCAATTGATTTATATACTTCTAATCCTTCATCAGTTTTTAAATAAGCTGTAAATGCTGAATAAGGATGCTCGTCAAATGGTACTGTCATTATTTTTTTACCAGTTGATGCCCATTTAAATGTTCTTTGATCATCAGATAATACTAATATTCCCATTTCAGCTGCTTTAATAGCCATATTTCTAATATTAATATCGTCGTCATTCGCTAGTTCTAAGAACAATACTGGATCGTTTTTAGCAAATAGTAATAAATCTCTTTTTATTTCTTTAGAAGTCATCTTAGATACCTCAGAACCAATGTTTGATCTCACTATTGCTTCTGCTTGATCAATATCCATTGATTTAGCTGCATTTAATGCTTCAATCTCAAGTTCAATAATATCTAAATCATCTTCCGCTTCTGCCTCTGCATCAAATTCTGCATATACCTTATCTTTATCAGGATGGTATAATGACATTAATTTTTGCAAAGTTTGTTTTTCTTTTGGTACATTTAGAACACCATCTTCAAAAACTATATGACCAAGTCTTGCATCGCCTTTAAATTCATCTACGAAACAAGTTTTTTGGTTTAAGGTATATTTTAGTTCTCTTTCATATCCTTTTTCGTTATCAAACCAAAATATATTTTTACCTTTTATTGTATATGTAAGTGGTGATTTACCATTTATAAGATAGTATGATCTATCTTTTATCTCCCAAACTGGGGCTTTTTTTGTTTTTGTTGCCATGATATAATAAGATTAAATAATAAAAAAAATATAAGAAATCCCCGGCATAACACCGGGGTAATTCTCATATTATATAAGGATTAGTTTAATAACATAAAGTTATTAGCACCTTGTACTACTAAACATCTTTCAGATAAATAGTGTACCTCCATTGCGTCTAGATCAGATGTAGTCGCACCACCTACAGAACCTGTAGTCCAAGATTTCATTCTTCTGTCATCAGCTTCTGAAGCTCTATATCTAACGTGAAGGAATGGTCTTTTGATGTTCTTACCTAATGTTTGATCGTAAACTGTTGAAGTTCCAGCTGGAGCTAATACACCTCTAATGTTAGTGAATGAACCACCAGTTGTAACATCATTTAAGTATTTCCAGTCAGTTTTGTAGAAGTCGTAAGAACCTCTTCTGAAACCAGAGAAACCTAAATTAAGTGCCATATCTTCGCTGTTTGAGAAAACACCGTAAGATGTACCACCTGTACCGTAAGAATTTTGAGCCGCTAGCATATCGTCAATGTTTAATGCAACCGCTCTGTTTACAAATAACATATTTTCTTCGATAGCACCTTGCGTATCTAATTTCTTAAGAATTTCGTCGAAGTCATCTAAATCTTCAGCTGCTGAGTTTCCATCAACACCTGCAGTTACGTGACCTCTATCTTCAATTGCTGCGAAAAGACCTTCAGTACCTTCAATTCCAGTTACACCAGCTGCACCAGAACCTGATACTGCTAATTCACCTTCTACCATTGACATTTCTAAGTAATCCTCGAATCTAGTTCTTGTATCACCTTCTGCCTTTAGGTACCATAGGTAACCTGATTGACCGTTTTCACCTGTTACTTCTACCCAACCAATTTGAGAAGCGTCAGAACCTGAAACTTCATATTTATCTTTTAAGATAATTGGTTTGTTAGTAAATGACTTGAAAGATGGAGTTACCGCACCTGACATACCTGCTGTAGCTTTTGCAAATTCAGAACCGATAACAAATAATGTTACTGTTTCAGCATCTGTAAAAGTATTACCAGAAGTGTTAAATGCTGCCGCACCATATCTTTTAAGTGTTAAAGTAGTGTTATCTGATGCAATTGCTGACACGTATGCGTTGTCAATTTTACCTGATGAACTACCTTTAATTTTAACTGTTTGTCCTACTCTTATTGCGTGAGTACCTGAGTTTGCAATTGTTACAATACCTGTTGCGATTGCAATAGTACCTGTGTACTTTAAGTGTAGTCTACCTTGCTCAGACCATACTACTTGGTCAGAAGACATAGGCATTTCAGCACCTACCATTCTTAAGAAGCTAGCGATAGATCTGTCTCCATATCTTTCAACTTCTGCTTCGTATAACTCTGGTAAGTATTGCTGAGACCAGTCGTTTGAACCACCTGTAAATGATAGGTAGTTAGTCGACAAAGTTTGCTTTACTGGATTTGGAACCGCGTTCAAATTGGCTCCGCCAGTAGGAGTTATTACTGCCATTTTTAATTAGTTTTAAAGTTATTTTCTGATTTTTATTTTTAACTTTGAACTATCATCACCTGTAATTGCTCTCACTCTTAAACCTCCGGTTTCTACTGTGCCAGTTTTACGAGGATCCATATTTATATTTTTAGATTCTGCATTTAACTGTTTGATTGCATCAGCTTTACCTTGTTCGTAAAAATGATTAGCAATTGCATCTGCATTGTCTGCAACAAATAAAGCTTTATGATAACCAGCAGCATCTTGTAACATATTATCTTTACTAATGTATTTATCTAATACGTTTAAAATGTTTGACTGTCTATCTTGAACTTGTTGCTTATCTTTAACATTAAATCTATATTTTTTGTCTCCAACTTTAAATTCAAAACCTTTGAAATCTTCGTTAAAAACTTTAGTAGATTCATTATTAAAATGAGCTGTTTGTTTTTCTTGCAGCTTTTGCTGTTCTGATTGTTCAGCGTTGTAAGTATTGAAAAACTCAATAGCTTTTTGTTGATCTGAAGTTAACTTAGAACCCAACTTGACTTCCTCGTAATATTTACCTTTTAATCCTTCCAAATAGCTTTTAGCTTTTGCAATTTCTTCCTTGTAAGCAAGTTGCTTACGTTTAATATCTTTTGGTTCATCAACTTCTTCATCTATACTAAAGTTGTCTTCAATTAAAAAATCAATTTCATCTTTTGATAAATGTGATTTAGTTTGATTATAGTATTGATATAATAAAGTTGAATCGTCTATGTTAGAATAATCTTGATTAATTTTTACATAATCTTCTAACGTTCCACCAGTTTCATTCATAAAATCTATAACTTTTTGAATGTTCTCTGGTAATTCTATTTCAGGTTTAGTTTCAGCTTCTGCAACAACTTGTTCTTGTGTTACTTCTTCTTTTACTTCTTCCTGTACTTTTTCTTCAGGTTGTTCCTTAGTTTCTTCTTCGATTACTTCTTCTAAAGTCAGCTGGCTTTCTTCTTGCTGTACTTCTTGCAATCCCACTTCGGCTTCTTCCCCTGTTTTTTCATCCGTGCCGCTTCCGCGTAACACGCTTTCATCTGTGCTTTGTTCTTGAACGGCATCTGTTTCTTCTTTTGGTGGTTTACTTAAATCTACTTTGTAAATACCATCTTCAATAGATGTACTCTTTCCAGCATCCTCAAGTACTTTTTCTTCCTTTTCGGCTGCTGTTGGTGTTTCGTCTACTGCGACGTCTTTATTTTCTTCCATGATAAAATATTATATAAATGTTTGTTTTGCAGTCTTTTATCTAGGCTCAAACTGCTCTAAGCCAAATCCACCTAAAGTATCAAATCCTGCTGATTCAAAACTTTTTGGAGGTGTATTGTTTTTTCTTTGCTCTATAAGCTCAGATTGCTGAGAAGCTTGTATTTTTGTTCTTTCATCTTTTCTATCTTCTTTATACTTCTCTTTATCTTTAATTACATTTAAATCAGCGTCTTTAAGCTGCATGTTAAACTCAAATTCTTTTTGCATTAACATCATTTTAATTTCAGCTTCTTTTTCTAATTTTTGTGAATCTAATTGTGCTTCAACCTGTGCTAACTGAGCTTTGCTTTCTGTTATAGCTTGTTGCTTTTGAACATCTGCTTGTGCTGCTGCTTGTGCTGCTTGTGCATTTGATTGAGCTTGCATTTGAATATTCTCTTGTTGTATCAATCTATCTTGTTCAAATTTTTGTCTTCTTCTAAGTTTTAATAACTGATTAGCAAGTTTAAGATTTTTAATTTCTCTAATATCAATTGCATCTTCTAAATTGATTTGTTCTTTTTGAAGAGATATTTGAATATTATTTTCAAGTAATTGTTTTTCTTCTTCACCTGGCGCTAATTCTAGAAATATACCAAAATCATGTAATTGTAGTTTAGATATTTCTTCCAGTGTGCCTACATTTGATTTACCAATACTTTGAATAAATGATTCTCTTGTTGGACCAAATTCTAATACATCTGATATTCTAAGCGAAATAGCTTCTGCTGTTTTAAGCGTAAGATATAATCCACCTTGTAATATATGTCTTGTTGCTGTATTTGAATTTGCTGCTGCAATTTTTTGTAAACCTACTAATGCGTTTTTATCAGGTGTTGAACCGTCTCTTGCTTCATTTAACCCTGTTACATCACGCATCATTTGCAGATAATAGTTATATGAACTAATTAAACTTGAAATTTTTGCATTAGCTCCTGATGATTGTAATTCTTGTACTGGTACTCTACCATTATTAAATTCACCATCTTGTGTCATTGATCTACCAATAACAGAACCAGTTTGGAAATACATATTTAATGCTTCTTGTGCATTATAATTTGTACCATTACCTAAATCTATTTCTGCAATACCATCTGCATCTAAATATACACCATCTGGTACCATTCTTGATAATACCTGCTGTAGCTTTAAATGTGTTAATTGAATCATATCAGCAAATGTTGTCATTCTGCTAACAAGTGATTCAACTTTACCTTTATACATTCTTGGTGCTACTATATTATAACTAAATTGTGCTTTAACTGTATTTGACTTTGGTCTTGTCATATTTTCAGCTAATTGCCATTTTAGTAATTTATTAGTACCAATTATTTTTGCACCTTCATAAATAACTTCAATTGTTCTTGATACTTTTTCAAATCTAGCTCTTTGATCTTTTGGTGGATCAAATGTATCATCTTTAGCTATTGCTTTACTAGCCCCTGTTGAAGTTTCTTTTATTTTATGTACTTGGTCCCTATAAGTTTTGTATTCAAAATATAATACATATACATAAGCATCATCTTCTGAATCTGCTCCAGCATATGATTTATTATAAAGTTTTACATTACTACCTTGACCTTCTGCATTTATTCTAATATCTTCATCTGTTAATTCAGGATATTGTTTCTTTAAATCAACAACTGATACTCTTCTTATTTCTCCAACATAATATATATCATCAAAATAAGGTGATTCTGTATATGAATAAACTAAATCAGATGGATCAACATATTTAATATTAATACCTTCTGAAGTTGTATATTCATTTTTAACCGCACCTATACCAAGTACAGTTATATCATAATCTAATCTTTTCTTTATTAATTCGTATTTATTATGATCAAATACATTATTAATAGCTTCTTCTTCTGCAATTTCTATAGAATCTTTATAGTTTAATTGCATGTGCAATTGTAGCTCTTCTTCGTTTTCAGGTAATGTATCTGGATCATTTTCATATATATTAATACCAAATTCATTATATACAGAATCTGAAAACTGTCTTGTACGCATATCTTTTAATAAAGATTCTACGTAGTCTGTTCTTTTTTGTATTGATGCAGGGTCTTGTGAATATGCTTTTACATCATATGTTCTTTCCGCAATACCATTTACAACTATATCTACAAACTTTGGTATAATAGGTACAGGTTTCCAATCTAAGTTTAAATACGATAAATCACCATTTACGGATAATTCATCTTTATATTTTTGTATTGACTGTTCACCTCTAGCATATAATCTTAAACGGTGAAAGTTGTCTCTATTAGCATAATACCTAGCTGTACCAGAATCTCTTTTAAACCATTCTGATTCAACCGCCTTTGCAACCTCTAAACCGTATTTTTCACTTGCTTTCTCAGCATTTGAAACTGCTTGGCTTGGGAATATGCCTTTTGGTAATAAATCCATCTATTTTATTATTTTTGAAATGCTTCCTTTGTTATCGTATTTTGTAAAACCAAAATCTAAAACTTTTGTTTGCCTTAATTGTTTTGGTTGATATAAATGTCTGTTACATGCCATTATAGCAAGACCAGAACTTATTGCGGCATCGTGTTTTGTTCTATTATTTATGTTAAATTTAGACCAATCGTTTAACGTTGCATTGAAATATATATTTCCATAGTTACCATCTTCTTGTAATCCTACGTATTTATCTATATATGATTCAATAGCTGCAGCGTGAATTTGTTTTATATCTTCAGATGTATTAGGTATACCACCTATTTCTCTTTCAGCTGTTGATAATTTATTTGTTGTCTTATCAGGACGATTCATAGAATAACCTCTATAACCTCTTCTTTTTAAATAATATAAAAGTCTAGGTTTGTTATTTTCTGCAAGAAGTGGCATTCCATAAAATACTAATGCCATAAGTACATCTTCAAAAAATATTTCAGCTGTTTGAGGTCTTGCAATATATTCTAAAAAGAATGAATTAGGTGGTGCATCTTCCATACTAAAAGTAGTTAATCCGTGCAACGCACCTTTAGAACCTCTGCCGTCTGTTGTACCTGATATATCATAAGAGTCACATCCAAATGCTCCTATATGTTCATTTCCTGGATATTTGCCTCCATTCTTAAGTATTACACGGTTTTGTAAATTTAAACTAGGAACCCAAGATATATTAAACCTTCCGTTGGTATCTGGCATAAAAATTACTTTAGAATCTTTTATACCATTTTCCCATTGAAAGTTTCCTTTTGTTACAGCACCAGATGTTAATACACCATCGTTGTAATCTATTTGTTCGTATATTTTTTGTAAATTAAATATACTATTTTTTGTTTCATCCCTAAAAGCGTGTTCTTCTGTTCTAGGAAATTGTCTATAGAATTCATTTAAACCATCTTGGTCGTTTCTTAAACCATCAGCTTCATTTTCCCAGTGTTCTATAATTCCAATATCGATTGGATCTCTATATGGTCCTTCAACTGGAGATTCGGGTGTATCGAATACAGGTATTCCATAAGAATCAATGAATCCTTCGTAGTTCCATTCCATAGGTATGAACAAACTATATAATCCCGAACTAGTCTGTCCATTTCGGTTTCTTTTTGTAACGTCTGAGTCATTGTATAATTTTTTAAAGTTATCTCCACCTTTATCTAAGGCATTAGAAGTAGATCCCATCATACATTTACCTATTATCCTACTTCCTAATCTCAGCGTTGTTTTTGTTACACGCCAGTTATTTAAAATATTATCTGGTCTTTCCCATTTACCAGACTCATCGTGCACTAATAATTTTAATTTCTCACCATCGTATGAGTTATCACCTGTATTTTTCCAATCTATTGTTGTATCGAGCCCTTCGAGTGCTTCCCTTTGCTCGGTGCTGGTGATAGACTTCCTTGTGAGTTTGGATGCGGGTACTCTATATGCGAGTTCGGTTTTTGGTCTGTCCATTCCATCCTGTATTGGTTTGAAGAAGAATGGATAGTGTACGGATATTGGTACGACCTTATCGGTAAACATCTTCTTTGCATCTGCACCAGTCTTCGATAAGATTCCGAATCTAGCGTCGGAACTGATAGTAGCTTGATTAACTGTTTCTGCTGATGACATGAAGCTAAATCCAGACCGTCTATTTTTAAGATAGCATATTCCATAACATCTTTTATCTGCCTTGCATGCTTCCCAGAATATGAAGAATAATCTGTTTGCTTCTCTAAACTCTGGCTGCCCAACATCAATCTTGGACCACTGCAAGTACATATAATGAGAGCCAGTAATATAAGTGCTACCACCTTTGTTGCGAAACCAAAAGCCTTCTTCGCGTCTGGTAAATTCTCTATCAATGTATGCATGCCACTTTTCTTTGAATTCAGCTGGATATGTTTGCCAGTCGAATATAGTTTTAATATTTCTTAATTCTTTTGGATATTCTTCAGGTGTCCATCTATCGTATTTGCTATACACGTTTTCTTCAAGTGGTAAAGCAATCTTTAGATTCTGTATTTCATATATATCACCTATCTTACCTGACTTGCTAATAACAACTACATCATGCTCATCATTATATCCATACTTCCAAGCTTTCTTTTTATTTAGTCTATGTATTGTTGTTCGTTTAATTGGTTCAACAATTTTATATAAAGTTTGTTGATAACTCATTATCTAGACCTTTTTTCTGCAAAACCACTAAAAGCTTCTTTTTTATCTTCTATTGGTTTATTCTCAAGCATTGCTTTTTCGTGTTCAATTCTATTTAATATTTCAAAAGCATCGAATATAGCTAACTTTTTTGTAGCTGCTGCATTTTTTAATCTATCAGCTGCTAACTCATCTGCTGCATCTTCTACAATAATTTCTTCTTCTGCAACTTTGATTAATTCTTTTACTGCTTTATAACCAGCTTGGATTATAGAGTTTTTCTGTTCCTTTATGTTCATACTTTATTGAAATATCATTTAATTTTATTCTATATAGTCTTTTATCATCAACTATAAATTCAAATTCTGAATAAGGTGTAAAACCAATAAGTTCACCTTTAGTTACAAAATCTGATCCATCTGTATAAACTACAATACCTTTTAGTGGTTCTTCTTTTGTTTCCCATTTATCATCAGCTTCAATTGGATTTACAAAACAATATCCTGGCATTGCTGTCCAATTATTATTTCTTTTATACATATATACTTGATCTAAATAACAAAAGTACATATCATCTTTGAAATAATTACCACTATTTTTTTCATTTCCACGCACATCATAGTATCTTCTAAATATATTATGATGAACCATTAATTCATCAGACTCGCGTAGAGGCGTTTTAAACGCGCCAGGAAGAGCTTTTACTATTGCTTCCTTACTTACATACCTATGGTCACTAATTGACGTGTTTAGGATTAAATTTTTATTGGATACTTTTTTGGTGTTTTTATAGCGGTTTTCTTTTGGTGTTATAATAAGTGCATACGGGTTATTCATAATCTAAATTATATTCAACACTTATTCCCATGTTTTTATTAAAAGATTTCCAGAGTAATATTTCTTTATTCTTTTTAATATATATTTCATAATCACTTTCTTTTTCTAATATATCTGTGATCACATGGTTACCATAAACTTCCTGACCAATTTGGTAATGCATTGCATTATCTTTATAGTCTCTTCCAATACTAATCTTTCTTATCAGTTTCATTTGATTTAATTTTTTCTATCTCTCCAGTCTGTACATTTATATTGCATTTACCATATTTTTCTTGCAGTGTAGACTTTTGATTATTTAATTCTATTTCTAATTGTGAAAACTCATGAGCTAATTTATGACCATTAATTGTATTTAACCCAATTTCACTTTGTTTTTTTGACATTACGTCAACAAGCTTTTGCATTTCTGCAAGCTCAGATTTTGTTAATTTCATAAACTATTGAATTTGATTTAATTATATTTTTTATATATTACGTGTTTTAGTTTATTTTGAATGCTGCGTATATATAAGTATCTCCATTTCTATTTTCTCCAGCACCTGAACCTAATGTAAACCCATCACTGTCAAACGAAGTTACTCCAGTATCTGCATATTCTGCTGCAGATAAATTAACATTTAATGTAACAGAATCTCCTCTTACTGAATCAAATATAAACCAATTATCAGCACTTGTTATGCCTTTAATCATAATCCAATCTGGCTGGAAACCAAGACCAGTAATAGAATGTCCTGCTGTACCATTTCCGAGATAACTTCCAATCTTGCTATATCCAGATACTGAATGGAAACAGTAGGCGATATGCTCGTTACCATTACCATTTACTGCTGTACCACTACCTACAGTAAATGCAGTTGAATTTGGTGCTGTATTATTCCAACTTGCTACAGATTGTTTTGCAATAGTCCCATTTAATATAAGCCTATAATCTTCTGGACTTGCATCTAAATATTGATTATAAGTTGACCAGTCTTGTGTAATATCTAAATTTTTAACTATTATCATTTCTGGTGCTGCTGATAATCCGTGAGGAATTTGTTTACCTGCTACACCATCTCCTGTATATTTAACTATACTAAATCCTGCATTAGTATTTGCGCTAATTATAGTTTCAGGTAGACCACCTAAAAATAAATTATCATTATCAGATGCGGTTTCATTATATAGTTCTGTTACTT